GGCAAGAGTAGGAACTGCACCAGCTGTAATAATAAGTCTCTCACCCTGTACGGTGTATGTCGGCATAGAGCCTGCATTTGTAACACCTGTAATAGGTGTCGTAGCACCTGCTGTCTTTACAGAAATACCTGGGGCGGACACATTACCTTTTGCTACTGTACTTACGGATACGCCGTCCTTATAAGCGAGTGACCCAAGTGCACCGAGGTCACCAAAAGCTGCCCAAGCCGTACCATCAAATATAAATTCCCCATTACCATAGAGGGCAATGTCACCAGTAACAGCAGTAACACTTTTGCCATTAATGGTAATGGGGTTTGTTGTTGAGCCATCGGAAAGAGCTGTAGTTGTTTTACCGAGGTACTTTGTAAAGCCCTCAAGATTGTCAACACGACTATCTCTTAAATCATATACGCTACCACTCGGCAATTCGATTTGACTTAAATTCGGCATAATTAATTCTCCTTTACTTTGTTGTAAATATCAACCGTTTATCATTAATAGGGTCTATATAACACCTAACTTTCTCATTCCAAAACTCTCTTTCTTCTTGAGTAATATGAATAACAGTATCATTAATGTGTTCAACAATCTCATCGTCAGTAAACGGTAAATCAATTAAATATGCTTTACCATCACCGATCTTAATAGCAGGCTTTCCATCTCTATAATCTGAATAAATATAAATAAACCCTGCTTTAGAAAGAGTTTTTGGTTTACTATTCCATGTCGCTGTGGATGCATATAATACTTTACATTCCCCATCAACAACATAAACAGCGCCAAAAGATGCTTCTAATGGTAAATCCTCACCAAAAGAAATATCAAGAGACTGGTCAATACCATAATCGGCATTAATGACCTCATCAGTCCTTAGACCAACATTCACATTAGGTGACGACCCTATTTTTGTGTTTAATTCTGGATTAGAATTGAAATTAATAGGGAGTTCATTCACTTATAACGCCTCCCTTGTAAACTTCTATAATAGATATAGACTTAGCTATACAAGCCAAAGCTGTTCCATTTGTCATTAAAAGACGAATCTGAAAATATGCACTACCCTCTTTAAGTCCTAGAGTATCGTCCTGGGTAAGAGTAACTTTCATAGTATGTGCATTAGCATCAATAGTAACATCTTCGATTTTCTTATCAACAGCAACTCGTTTATTCTGAGCAATATAAACCCAGCTCTCGGCAACCTTAGTTAAGTCTATATCTGATTTTACATTTATTGTTATCGTTGGAGTTGTTCCTCGGATTATCTTCATAGGTTACCTCTTTTCTGAAATATGATTAAGTGAATTTATAACCTGTTAATACATACAATGATCCAGAGCCATAACGATCAAAATTTATACCATCATTACTTGCCCACATTGGACCATTGTATGCATTATAACCATGGCCTACAAAACTAGTTGTTGATATTAATTCATTTACGTTGGGTTTAACTAAAAACGGTCCTACTTCATCTACATTACCACTACCGGAAATGACAGATATAAAGTCATAATTGTTAATATTTTCTTCTAATACTATATTACTATCGGTACTACCAGAATGTAATATTGTTTTTGTTATTGTTTTATTCGTGCAATCAAGTCCTTCTATTTTAGAAATTAAACAATTTCTATACCACCTACGAGTAAGTGTAGTTCCATCCGTCGGAGTTATACAATATCCCCTAGAACTATTAGATGGATAATGTGGAAAAAGTCCCATATATACATTTAAATTATTACAAAGCTCATCAAATTCTTCCGGCGAAAATATATATTCATTATAAGCAACGTCACCAATACTATACAAAGTAACTTTAATCAAATCATAATTATGATAATCGTCGGATAACTCTAAAGTACCGGCATCGGTAGTTGATTCATATAAAATAGTAGAAGAAAATATAGGCCCAGTATCTCCGCCACCAGACTCTTTAACACTTCTAAAATATGCCATGCTTACCTCCTAAACATACTCATTATTTGAGGATTATTCATCATGCCCATAACATTATTAACCTGTTGTTGAGATACTTGACGGGTATTAAGTAAATACTGTAAAATATCATTAGGATCATTAAGGTTTTGTGGGATATTAAGTCCTTTTGCTGCTAATACAGAAGCAGGATTCTGCTTAATTTGCATTAGTAAAGCCAAAGGATTACTTTGCTGAGGAATTTGTTCATATATAGATCCGGCCATAATTAACCCTCCTTAGGTTCATGCTTCTTAATATAACCGCCATTTTGATTTTTTGGTTTATTGATTTCAGCCATAATTCGTCCGTAAAGATCTTCAAGATCCTTCTTAGTAACTGAATCAGGATTAGAAGGCGGTGTTGGAGTTTCTTCAGTATATGTACACTTTCTTAAAGGAGCTGGCATACCACTAAGGTCAACGGTCTTGAAGAAAAATATAGGATCTACTCGATCGAAAAGAATCGCTGTCGTTCCAGGTTGTACTGGGAAAGACTTAGCTCCGTTTTCTCCACCATCAATAAATGCAAATGTTATTCCTGTATTCTGTTGAGCCATTTGCTGCTGAACTCCATATGGATTTTGAGGGTTATACGCCCATGGATTATAATTATAAGGTGTTGCCATAAATTACTCCTTTGTAAAATAATAAATTGGTATTACATTGCCACTGTCCCATGAGTCATAGTAATCGCCATCAATTACTGCAACTGCATGGGTACCAGTGCCAATTACAAATATACCATTTGGATGATCTTCACAAAAATCTTTAAGCGTATAACAATTAGGGCATTCGTTAGGAATAATATACCTTTTGAATCCTTTATCTCGTAAATATGCGCTCCAAATGGCATTACCAGAGGGCATGTCTTTTATGTCAAATCCATAAGCAGCTAAACCTAAAAATATAGTATCCCAATCGCTGTCCAAAGCTATACTTAAAGCTCGAACCACGCAATCGCCTACAAAATTATAAGCCGGGTTTGGATTAACAAATTGCCACATTACTCTTCCTCTTCGTCGTCCGGAATATCAATAGACTGATCAAGCTCTATTGTATTAGGAAAACTATTAGCGTCAGTCCACCCCTCAGCCACAATATAAGCTACTACAGAACCTGTCAACATAACCAAAGATGAGATCTGTACAGCAGTATCCTCGTCGTGCGTAACGAAAATGTAAAGAGCAGCAATGAGTGCGGCTACAGCCATCCAGAACTTTCTGCTTGAGAGCTTTCTCTTCCAATTAATTTTGTCTTCCATTTTGATTTTCTCCTTTCAACATTTTGGAATATGGTGCATACTATCGGATTTGAACCGATACTTTACGGATTTTAAGTCCGGTGTCTCTGCCGTTGGACTAAGTATGCAAGTTTTGGCATCGCCCAGGCATTTTAGGGCTTATTTAACTCGTGAGTGATGGATGGACTAATTTTCAGGAGTTGCATATGTACTACATTTCGTTGGATCAAGACGGGGTAGTAAAAGCCTTACGAGTACCAAAATATAATTACCTATTAATTAAATATTCATTTAAGTTGTTTCTAGCTGTCTCCAATTGCTCTTGGTTATTTCCATCAATGGCATGACCCAGAAGAGCCAATATAGCCCTCTGGGTCACTCGATCTCCCGACTCAAGAGCATCGATCCTTTTCTTATCGTTTAAGAAATATCCTTCGAATTCATCCATACGGACCTCAATCTTTGTTATACGTTCATCTTGAGACTTTTCAGGGGCTCTTAATCTCTTAATGGTATCTACCACAATCTTAAAAGCAGCGCTTAAAGATATGATAAATGCGCATCCAGAAGTAATAAGAGCCCAAAGTTCAGCGAGACTTAAAGCTCCATCTCCGTTAAAAATCATACCCAATACACCACCTTTACTGTAATATCAACTGAAGGAACAACCGAACAACCGAATGTTACTTCACCTTCGCCCTGCGATTTCAAATATATCTCATCCGTATAGAACGCATGAGGATTACCACTAGGCTGAATAATTACAATACTATTTTCTGTGATGTTAGGGAGGGATTCTGTAAGCTCAAATGAATCCCAATCCGCTACAGCAAGTGTAAGAGTTGTTACGGTAGGACGAGAACTTCCACCTCCACCAGGAGCCGTATAATCCTGCATCATACCAACGGTTACAAGAACCTTATCAGCATCAATACCATCAGCTGCTGCGGCTGTAGATGCACCATTCATAGAACTAGGACAAGCGGGTGCTGCTGTTATACCGTTCTTATAAACAATAAACCCATTAGCGCCGGAGCTAGAAGTACCAATGCCGACTACAAGCTGAGCATTAGTGGTCTCACCCATAGAGTTATAAGTACCTAAATATACGGCACCTTGCACAGGTGTTGTATCATCGTAATCTACGGTTAAATGATAACCAAGAACATTAAGACCCATCATTGTATAATCACGTTTCCAATAAACGGTATTATATGCACCCAACATGCAACCATCAACATGCACAGGTATTGTTGGTACAGCTGTAAGATCATGTTCTAATAATTGATTATAATTACCAATCATAAAAATATAACCATTACTTACCGCATTAGAATCTATCCTGGTTAAATTATGACCATCCGTAGATATATAATAACCTGAAAGAATTTCTTGTTTAGCATCTGTGTAAGTTCTACCCATAGTTCCAAGAGAACTTTGTCTATTAACTAATGCTATAATTCTTCCCGTTGGCCACGTATATATTTTATTTACTGGATCATAAGGAACATTTTGCCAAATACCATCGGAACCCATAGTATACACCAATGGAGATTGGTTAATTGTGTTATATAATCCTAAAACATAATCATAGATCATATTATGACCACGATTATTATACCCATAAACATTAGAATACCCAGCTGTATCTAATTCATTATAAGCCCCCTCTAGAATTACATCATATCCTCCGAACCCTTTAATCTTGTTAAGGGCACCAATTACAAAATTACGATCACATTCCCTAGCTTGTAATAGATTGATCTCATTTTCCTGACCAATGGCAGCAAAAGTATGAGCATATATAGAATGAGTTTTTATTTGGTTAGTATGCCCGGCCATAAAAGTTCTTGCTTGGCCAGATGAACCAACACCTAATTCCAATACATTATATCCACCAAATATAGCAGAACCCTCAGAATATAAACGAACCTCATTTCCTTCTCCACAAACTACACTGCCCATACTTCCGGTGGTGTAATTTTCCCGTCCTAATACTACAGCTCCATCAGATATAATTGAATTATTTGAATGATAATATTGTCTGTTTTTAGAATTTTTAGTAACTTGATATAAATTAGAATTAATATCAAAATTATAACAATATATACCAGAACTGCTAATATCAACTACGTATTCTCCATCTCGTAATTGATCGGTAATCTCGTTAGATGAAGAATAATCAGGAGATAGATATACTTTATAAATTGTTGATCGATCTGAATTATCTGATTTTACATATGCATAACGTCCAATTTTAGAATTCTGGAATGCATATGATCCACCAATACTACCTTTATAAAGTTTCTTTTTAGCCCATGTTAATTGATTATATGGATATTCCCCAGAGTACTTGCTAACATAAACGACAAATGTTTGACTGCGCATGTCCAAATATACATCATCGACAGCCGGTCTTTGTATTGCACTACCAGCGGTTATATTTTGTGTCATGGCAGCATCGCTATAGTTAATATCATTAGCAGAATCATAGTAACAAATGCCTCTGTAAATATATTGAGCATTTGCAGAAGCGTTTATAAGATCTACATATAAATCTTCAACGCTCGCCAAATCAGTTATAGACAAAGTTCTATTTCTATATCTGAAATTAGCTTCATAAAAATGACCGGTAGGTTGGCTATCTATACCAGTGGTTAAATCTACCCAATAACACTTAAAAGATTCAGTAAAATTAAATGTTATTTCTGAAGTATGTTCCGGATCATAATATATCTTTTTAGTTGAAGGTATAACATAGCCAAAATATATTTTACGATTCGGGCTGTTTAAATCTATAGCATAAGATTCGACGTTTCTGATAGATGTTCCCGTGTGATTACCATAACCGGCGGAAATACTATAACGACCAGATATTGTAGAACTTTCACCTAAAACAATATTTGTTCTACCATATAATGCCTTATTGTCTCTACCACAAACAAATGATTCACTACAATATGAGGTATTATTATAACCAAAAACAATACTATAATCGCCGGTAGATGTTACGTTATCACCATAAGCCACGGAACAATATCCAACCGGAGTATCTGTTCTACCGAAAGAAATATTATCTCCGAGCGTAGCGCCCTGAATAGCAACTGCGATACCATTGGAAGTTACAGGATTGGTACTACCTAAAGTAGGGAAACCGTCAAAACTAAGATTTGCACTTACACCATAGTCTTGTCCTTGAACTCTAAATGACTTAACATTATTCGCCATTTTGATTTTCCTCCTTTAACTAACCCTCTTCCACATATATACTGCCAAATAAGGCGGTTTTAACTCCATAGCATTTCCATTTCCAGAAGAACCGGTATTGCCGTTAACACTATGATAATGCGCAGACTGATTAATATATACTTGGGTTGTTGCATAAGGAGACGGGCCTACATTAGGCTCTTGATCTGCCGCTCCAACACCCTGGAAACCATAGGGATAATTCCATGAAGCAGGACAATAATTATCCAATTCCAAACTAGGAAGTCCACTATGACTCCAAGGCCAACTCATAAAAGATACACCATAATTTTGAGCATGATCAGAGGCACCCTTTGAACCACTCATATATGATGTGGTAATTTCAGCAGTAGCTCCTTGAGTAGCTAAATCAATACTATGTGTATGTGCAGGTAACTCATTAGCAGTTATTGTATGATACCATGAACCGCCCTCATCGCCGTTTGAAAATCCACTATTACCGCCACATCCAATTAAAAATCTACCACTAATCTGCTCCCATATACCTCCAAAAAGAGCTGCAGGGTTTTCATTTCTTACAGACATATAAATAGATCCAACCGGATAATAAGGCTTAGCAAATAATGGTGATGTAGCGTATGTTTCATTTCGTCTATCAACAACTGAAGAAATGTTATTACCACTTGCATCGATTATGAGATTTGCTATAGGATACTGCTTATGTGCGGCTTCATTTATTAATGCAGGTTGACTACTTGTACCCTGAATAATTAATATAGTATTTGCTCGAACATCATCCGTCTTATTAACATCAATAACAACCGTATCAATTCTTGCAACTCCACTTGTATTAGGATTTGCAGTAAGAGTAAGATTGTCATCATTAAGAATCCATGTGTTTTTAAACCATCCACGACCTGAACCAACACGAATCTCTAGACCACTCGTGTGGGTTACTAAGAAGTGAGCGCCATAACTGTTGAGAATGCCGTCCGATACGATACCGTCTAATAAACTGCCAACATCTTCGGCATTATATAGTCTATCGTGATCCACGGCATCAAAAAATCCACTTCTAACAGCCATAATATCTCCTTTCACTGTATCGCGGATGCCAAATCATCAAATGGATTGACAATATAAATTTCCGCGTTTACTAATATTTGATAATCTTTCATAAATTTAACAAATTGTAATGCTCTAGTATTTACCTCCGGATAAGAACCAGGGTCATTATAAATGGCAGCAATATTACCGCCTAATACCACTTCATCCATGTCATTTAATGATGGAGCTACAATTGTAAAACCATCATCTATTGCTAATGCATGAATCAAGTGATCATTTAATAAGTAATCTATTATGTCTTTTACATAATAGGCTATATATGTCTTTTCTCTTAAATCACTAAGAGCTTCTCTAATATCAGGAACGACCATGCATCCTTCACTATCAACATATATAGGATTATTTGAAAATATATTTACAAGTTCATCGATACCATCTACCATTCCGATAGTTTCAATGGTAGGATATGCTTTATAGCCACTAGAATCTACTGAAAATATAAGCTCCGTTACATTTGCATTAATAACATGGCCAAATCTATCCTCAAGTGAAATAACATCACCTAGGCCGTAATCAACCATATATTTATAGAACATATCCGGTAATATTTCACCATCAAGATCATACGTAGAGCACATTTTCATTAACTCACTTCTTCCGCGAGTTCTTAACATTGATCTATAGTCAACCTCGGTGACAGCAATATCAGTTCCACTAGTACTAGAACTAGTGCTGACTGTTTGATATCTGTCAATATCACTAGCGTCAACAATAACTTCTCTTCTCTGATATGACATACCAGTACCACTAAGGCTTACCTGCTGCATCCATGTAGTACAATAATTCGGGTTAGGGTATTCTACTTCTGAAACCCTTCCAAATTCATCTGCTACATAAGTAGTGCGTGTTTTCTTATCGTCAATTGCGCCCACTACGAATGCACATGTTTTGTAACCCGCCTCATCGGTAAGTAAATCGGTAGATACCAAATTATCTAATACATTCTTGAAGTTAACTACTAAATTCTCAGATTGTGCAACAGAATGATCAGTGCCAATTATTAACGAGAAATCCATTGTTTCTGTTTCATCATTATAGACGACTTTACAGCCTAATCCAGCACCAACTAAAAGAGATGATAAAGCATCATATAGATTTGTATTAGCAAAAGAAGCTGCCATTTTGATTTCTTTAATTCGCTGATCGTTTGACCATTGATAACGCCAAGATGGATGAGTAAAACGCCTTAAAGGATCTGTAGGATTGATTATAGTTGTATTGAGAAGCGTTGAAACTATATTCTCAATAGGTTCTGTAAGTGCAACTTCTTCATCAGTAGCAGCTTTTCTAATATTTGCTTGCCATTCGTTTTGCCTTTCGGGGTCGTATAGGATAAAAGAACTACCAGATTCTATGTTCTTAATTGCACAGCAAAGAGCGCCATACCAAATTAAATAATCACCAATAGCATAACTCTGAGAAGCCGAATCATTTGTTTGCTCGTCATAAGGAGCCGTGCCAAATGTCATGGAGCCCATTATTACTCGTCGATTTAAAAGTGTTTCGGCCGATTTACCCTTAATAATATACTCATCTGCATGATCAACTTTTGTTTGAATGTTTCTAGACTCAATAACCATAACACGATCTGACTTATCTATTGTTATATATTTAGCCTGTTTTTCAAACAAATCATAGTATACCGATGTGCAAGGAACTCTTAATTCAAAGTCGCCCGCATCTGAGTATCTATCGGTCCATATGAATGAAGTATACATATCTATCTCTTTAAGAGGTAGCATATTGACATCTCTAGCAATAATACGCATAAATATCACACTCCATCATATAAAGTATTATAAATTACCCTACCTTTGATAGCATCTGTACTACCGCCAGCTCTCATAACAACTGTATTTTCACCAGGATATAATACTGGCCAATTATCTTCAAGCGTTATAGCATTAAAAATGTTATATGTTTTATCCCATGTTTGAAGATCAGCACTTTTATAACCAGGTTTACCATTAATTATTATACGGTCACCTTTATGAATATCATAACCAGATGTTCTAATAACTCGAGCAGGATTTACTCTGATTACAGTTGATTCTATTTTATTAATAAATGAAAGCGTAATAGTTTGTGACTTTGGAAAATCGTGCATGAAGTACATTTCCATTGTTACACCGGTCATATTATCACCTTCGTAGTTGATTAAACAGCTATCAGAACCGGCAGATGATGAAAATTCAATCAAACGCTGATCTAGGCTATTGTTATCAAAAGGAAATTCGAACTTATTTTGATTTGGGTAATTTATTAAACCGTATTGTGTGTCCGAAGCGTAGAAATTCGGATCCGGACACATAACTGATACGGTTGTCGTTTCATCTTTAGAGAAAATATCAGGCTCGTTGGACTCTACATACCCATCGATATATAAAGTCCTGTAGTCCGTAATGAACTCGAGCCTAATTTTTCTCTTTAGAGGAAAGAATTTATAAGAAAGGTGACGAGCATCTTCAATGAGAGGAGTAGTGTGATCACCCAACTTAAGCCATTCAAAGCCAAGCTTCAGAACTATTTGTCTAGCCTGAGTCCTGGCACTATTAAACAGTCCACCATCAATAGAAGGAACATCATAGATATTGATGTTCGATTTTGTAGGACCGATTCCATCAATATGACGAACCTGTATACCACTCTTTTCTGGATTTGTTAATTCCAAAATAAGCTCGTCATTAGACGGGTTAAGTACATTTATCGAATAAATCATATCTATGTGTTCCTTTCTTGTGTTTATGACAGTGTAAAGTTACCACTACCTCTTATAAGGTTTTTGGTATCTCTATAAACCTGGATAGGAGATAATTCCTTAGGAGAATTATTATACTGAGTAAAGTTATAAGTGACGTTTCCGTCTGTAGCTGCGTCACCAGATGCCTTCTCCCTAACCAACATAGATGAATTAGCATCAATTGCAAACTCATCGTATGTCTTTTTATTCCAGGTAGTTTCAAAATTTCCATAATCTTTCCAGAATTGTGTATCATCCAATATGGGAGTAATTACTGGATTACGCATTTCATCAGGAAGATTTGCGGTTTTGGCTATGGCGTCATTAACCTTATCAACTTGATCAGTGTCCATGTTATTAACATAGTCAATATATTGGAGATCTTCTAGATTAGAGTAATCTTGCGATCCGATTGTCAAAAGACCACTCTCCGTATCACCAACATCAGTGGTAAACGGACTGGAGTATGCCATTGTTTCAGACATAGTATCCATAAGTGACTCTCCGGCATTTGATCCGAAGATACCACCTAATCTATCTCCCATGTTGGCGAACATGTCATCGAAATTAAACATATCTCCCATAGAATCCATGAAAGATGAATCACCATCGCCGAATAGAGCGCCAAATATTCCGCCTTCCGGAATTAAACCGTTAAAGGCGTCCAACCAAGTGGAAGTTGTCTCATAAGCATTACTAAATTCATTATTCCAATCTCCATGATTGGCTAATGTAGCATAGTATTCACTAGGATCATAGACTGCATTATTATTTGGAGTAACACTAAATGTGGGGGCATTCTCATATTGATTATCATGCGCATTAGCTATTTGATTATTTATTTCATCATATAATGTTAATAAATTTTCAGCATCGTCTTGCACTAATCCCGTAAAGATTTGCTCATCTTCCATGGTTTCTTCATACAAACCTTGCTGAGCATTGATATAGCCCTGGCGTTGCGCTCTAAGATCGGATAATTGATCCTCATACCATTCTCTAGTATGAGTAACTAATCCATCGTTATATTCATCAACATTATTAGCATCCATATATGCTATAGCTTCTTCTAGAGGCTCCATTTGAGTTTCAACTCTCATAATATTATGAGACATATCTACATCTCTAATCATGTTGTCTATTTGTTGAATACCAAATGCTATTGTTGATGATAGTTCATTAAACCATAGTTGAACACCAGTTATAATAGTGTTTAAACCTCTTTGAATCCAATCGCCCCAACCCAAATCATATATAGCGTCGACTATGCCTTTTAAAAGAGCAGCCATCATCTTGAATCCCCAATACCCAAGATATGCCGAACCCCATTCTAGATATGGGCCTAAAAGCATGAGAATATCAACTAATATTGGACCGCTTTGAGCTACAAAATCTCTAAATTGTAATAATACACCAAGCAAAATACCATTTAATATTGAACCTAGGGTTTCTATAACTCCAGCTATATTGGCTGTTATTGTTTGAGCTGCAAAATTCCAAGCACCAAAAAATCCTTGTACTATGCCATTACCTAATGCTAAGAATATATCACCTATAATATCAGCTACTACTGGTATGTTTTGTGATATAACTTTTAATGTTCTAGGTATAGTATCTACAATCTCAAGTATGTTTTCAGCTGCTTTCGAACCATTAACTTTTTCAAGTCTAGCAGCGGCATTAGCATATTTATCTATGGCGGTTGCAACCAATGCTAATGCACCAGCAATAAGATTCATGGCTCCGGCTATAGCTAATATAGATGCCGCACCAATTACTACACCTACTTGCGCAGCTGGTATGGCACCTAAAATAGAAAACACAAGCATTATAGCACTTAATAAACCGGTAAATGCCATCAACTTGTCTATGGCAGTTTCTACACCGTTTAATGAATCCATAGCTTTTGCTAATGTTGCTACCGCTACTACTATAGATTGTAATGATAGTGTAATGATACTAAATGCCGCAGCGACTAATAATATGCGCCTTGACATTCCTTTAAATATCATTGATGCTATAGAGATGGTACCTAACATACCAATGGTCCATAATATAATGGATTCCAATTTATTTAATACGGTAATGAAATCACTAGTGCGTTTAGGATTCAATAGTGATATTATGCTGGCGATTTCACTGAACGCCGTTGCTATAAATAAAACACCTTGACCTAATAAATATATGGCAGCGCCAAATGCCATTATACCTACGGCGGCAGATATACTATTTGTGCCACCAACTACCATCATTGCCGAAACAACTGTTAATGCTATTATTACTGAGCCTAGAGATACTATGAATAAATCTAATATATTATTAATAGCATCCAATGCCGCCGGTGTTACTTTTGCCTGTGATAATAATTCAACTAAAGCAGTATAAGCAGTCATCATCACAGATGAAGCAAAACTTATAGATAAAATTATACCAGATAATGCTGCCCCAAACGCTAATAAACCGACCGATAATGCTAATATAACTTTAGTCATAGCAGTCAATCCAGCGGGAATTGTATCGAACAATGATATGACAGATAAAAGCACCATTAAAGCGGCAAGACCTTTAAATAATCCGCTTAAGAAATCCAAAGCTTTAGTAAAACTTGAATAACTATCCTTACCGGATTTAGTCATTATAGCAGTAGCAAAAGATAATGATAATAACAACGTCGATATTGATAATGATAATGACATCAACATCGTAGACATTAAACTAATGGTCGAAATATATTTATTTTTCTTAAATATACCCGATACATCTAAAATATCAGTATTTTTTGCCATCAATGCCATCAACATGGTAATGACAGTCATTGTTCCCATAATGGTAAACATTATTATACTGATTCTATCATATATCTGACCTATTGTATTTGGATCAGCGACACTTGAAGCATATGCTGCCATAGCTATTAAGCTTCCGACAGCTATTGTCATACTTAATATCAGCCCGCTCATCATCATTGTAAATACTGATAATGCTAACAGCACTTTAGGAGTACTTACTGATAATTTTGCTGTCCTACTTGTTAGAGCTCCCATACCAATTAATATCAACATTATCATGGAGCCTATTCCAACCATTAATGCTGTAAAATTAATTGTAAATTCTCTTAAAGTAAACAAAAATTCATCGGGCTTTCCAAATTGCGATACTAGGATTATACCAGCAAATATAACGCCTAATAATAAAGCAATGGTTTTAAATATACTAGCAACCGCTTCAAATTTAGCAGCTTTAGCATGCTCTCTAAATGCATTACCCCACGTACTTATGGCATCACTAAGCGATTGCGCAGCGGTTTGTATAGCTAACGATAATTTACCAGCTCCATCTGTCAATACAGTGGCTGCCGTGTTTATCATCGGACTTAATGCCTTAGTCCATTTTGAAAAATTCAACAAGGCCAATACTGCCATAAATGTTATGATTGTTGTCGATAAATATTTAAATATGGTTACAAATCCAGCAACAACAGTAGCTATTTTAGCAGTTTTATCGGCAGCGCCTTCTGCATCTATTGATGCTACGGCATCTATGGTTTTCTTTACGCCATTTAAACCATTTTCTAGTAAATCACCTTTATCTGATATTGGAGAGAATGCATCTATAACGTCTTTAATTACATTATTCATTCTGCTAGCATTCTTAGAGTCTCTAGTAGGCACTAATTCCGCTAGCACTTCTTTGGCGTTGCTAACTACATTCTTTACAGAATTAAGTTTTGAATTTATAGGTTCAAAATTTGTAACTCTAGAAGCCGTAGTAGTTACTTCATTAGAAATATCATTTAATGAAGTAAATATATTTGGTTTCTTAAGGCCAATCTTTTCTTCAAGAAGACTCTTAAATCTATCGATGAAACCAAATACCGTACTTCCAAGCTCCGTATCTCTAAAAATATCAATTAAAGAACTAATAGATTCCTTAATGTTATCTATTAGTGTAAATATAACACCACCGATCTGAGTATTTCTTACGGTATTATATAAATTCTTTATGGCATTTCTTATTACAATAACATATTCAGAAAATTTAGCTTTCTTTAATTGATTAAATAATTTAGTTATATTAGGAGATATAAAACTAAATACTTTTGATGCGATGTTATAAATGGCATAAATTGGTGTAGCAATTCCTTGAATTATCGGGCCTACATGTTCAAAACTAGGTAAAATATTAAAGAAAGTTCTTATTTCATCAATTATTATACCTAAACCTTGAGCAATTGTGGTATTTGCTACTGAATCTCTAAATGTGTTTAAAGCTTCGGCAGCACTTATAGTAGGATCTAATAAATCTAAGAATAAATTCTTTATACCATCTATAATATCTTTAATGTCCTGTATCGGGGTAAAATCTATTTGTGATAACCTAAAATTTAACCCGTCAAAACATTCTTTAGCTGCAAACTTTATATCTTCAAGCGCATAGCTTAAAGAAACAAGAACATCAAGAGCAATATCACGAAATTGTATAAGTCGCTCCGTCATATTGTATCTATTCCACATATTATAAATAAGCATAAATGACTTATACAAAACATTATCTATAATATTAGATACTTCTCTTATACCGATGCCTAAAGTTTTAATAGCTTTCTTAACCCAATCATTTTCTTTTATGAAATTTGATCCGGCTTGTAATACTCTTCCTATCAGTCCTAAAATATCAAAGATTTGTTCTCTTAATGGTTTTAAACCATCTATAAGAGAATCTCCACCTTCATATAAACCCGCCATTGAATCAGATGCATTAAATATTGCTCGTGTTACTTCTCTAATTACATCTAATATCAATGTTATAGGAGATAATATTCCGGCTACAAAATCTGATAAATCGGACAGCTCTTCTTCGCTCAATCGTAAAGTGTGTAAGAAATCACCTAATGGCTCCGTTATCTGACCTATCTGATTAGCTATATGATGTGAATTACCAAAAGCTCTTACAAATCCTACTCCAATAGCATCTAATACTTCTTGGATTCCTTCTAAGAAATATATAAGATCTTCTATGGCAGATTGTCTAAATACATTTGCCCAGCTTTGGAGCATTTCATTTCTGAAATTACCAATACCGCTAACCATTCCGGTCAATAGAGTATTAATAGGAGTCCAAAACTTTTTAGCTTCCTCCAAATCACCTATTAATATTCTAAATGATTCAGCCCATCCAGAACCAATCGATTCTTTCAAAGCATCAATCATCATTCTAAAAGTTCTTACTTCCTGCGCAGCATCGTTAGCTGTTTCTCCGAGCTTCATGATCTCATCAATCTGCTCATCAGTATACAGTCTACTTCCATCAGCATTGGTTAATGATTCCCAATATTCTCTAGATTCACCAGCAAATTTTCTAAGTGTCTCTAAGAATACATCAGCAGTTAACCAGTTTGTTTCCAACGAATCTCTAAATGATTTAGAACCAATAGCATAGTCACGGAAAGCATCGACTGACATTCCAGACATAACGGCAGCAGTCTTTATAAGTTCTTCCTGAAGAGCTACACCAGCCATCGATGCATTTTCCATCGATTTCCAGTCCATCTTCTTAATAACGCCAGCAGCCATAGCCTGAGACATCTGATACGTTGCTCTAGCTACATTCTCATTATTAGCGCCAAAGAAAGCGCCAACATTAGAAAGACCTTTGATAGCCATTACTGAATCTTCAAGATTCTGACCTGCTGTTGTAAAATATCCGATGTTACGGGTCATTTGAGAGAAGTTATAAATAGTTCTATCAGCATATTTATTCAACTCATCCAATGCCTCAGTGACATCATCCATGGTTGTTCCATATTTTTGAGTATTGGCTAGGATTGTCTGTGTGGAATCCATTAGCAAATTATACTCAGACCAACCATCTGTAACACCTCTAGTAAATGCTTTTGGAATTTTTAATGCAGCATCTACAACATAACCACCTATACGATTCATTACACCATTTACAAATTTTTCTAAATAGTTAAAGCTCTCGTATGTTGATTGTACATTAGTAGTTAAGGTAGAATATGCACTTCCGTCAGAAACTGCAGAATTTATGGCATTTATGTTGGTTACTGCGTTTCTATTTAAAGTAGTAAATGCAGAACTTATATTATCTAAACCAGAAGCTGATAAATTTTTACCTGAGGTAGCATCATTTAAACGCTGTAATGCTTGTATAGTCGTCGATATATCATCTAAAAATTGTCTATTATCAAATGAAATCGATACTATTTTATCATCTGAATTAAACATGCTTACCTCCTTTACAATTCAGTTTTTATTTCGTCACATAATTGATCTATTATCGGGGTAACAAAATCGTTACCTTCAATCCATCTACCATCAACGGTGACATGTCCATATCGTAATAATACTATAATATGATAACCTTCATGACTATTAGTATTATAATAATTTATCTTATAACCATTTTTAACTTTCTCAATTCCATAATTCCAGGATTGAGCGGTTACTCCGGACTCTATAGGGGTCGCTTCTGATAATCGCTCGACTCCTATTTGACCATATTTTTCTAAAATCGAGAGGACATCTATGTTAGAATCTATATGCTTTAAGTAATTTATAGTTTTTCTATAATCCCCTCGGCTAGTCATTCTAATCATAGACGCCTCCTAAAAATATCAAATTTTCTCTGCAAAATCCATGCAGATCCATCCGGCTCCGGACTTAAGCTTACCCCAACCGTCGACAATATCAGTTATGGTAAATATGCCCTTACCTGTAAACTTACCTGTTCTATCAAAGTTCTTTCCAGGGCCCTTACGAATATTAAGATTTGATATTGATACCTTAACTTTTATCGGCTTAAAAGGCTCAGGAATATGGGAATTTTGATTTACAGGTTTCGACTCAGTTGACCCGCCGGCGAGTCTTTTATTAACCTCAGCAGCAATTGCATAGTGAGCATTATAAAGATAATCGCCAGGGCAAGACTTAGCTGCAAACCATCTATGAACTGTCATGTTCTGCTTATCAACCTGACCAATAAGATTCTTATCAGCCTTCCATCTCAATTCAGGAATGTTGTTTCTCTTACAAATGTCAACAAGAAGATTGATAAGGGACTCATATGCCTTATCAGATACATGCCAACCCGTCTCAGCTCCGCCATCATTAGCAACCTCTATTGTAATTGCTCTGTTATCATTAGATCTACTTGATGTACACCAAGATCTATCTGACTCATTTACATAAAGTGCAATTCTTCCATCGGAACCAATTCCATAATTAGAGCTAGTCTGTCTAGAATACTTAGAAAATAATGCTCCACAAGATTCGACCGTCATATTACCAGCCATACAATGAATAGTAATTGTATCTATCTTGTGGTTTCTAGGAGAATTCTTACAAGGACTAAGCTTTGTATAACTAACTAAAGAACTATTACTCATCCCTTACCTCCTTTACTGAAAGATCTGCAATCTTATTACAAACCTCATCTGGGAATTCATCGTCATCAAATTCTTCTTTATCTATGACGGGTAAAGTTTCAAATTTCTTATCTTCTTCCATTTTACTTTATCCTTTCGAATGAAGTTTTGCTCTTCTTTGAGCATTCAATGCTGCATTTCTGCTCATTAATTCGCGTTGTCCCATCTTTTTACGATTAGGATTTTGTTCTTCATTTTTAGCGTTGCATACTCGTATTAAGGTAAGTAATCTATTTATATGCCATTTTTGACATTCAAATGGGATCTGTAATGCAACCATCCAATAATAGATCAATTCTGATGTTATTATTTCTTTGGAAGCTTTTTTGTGTTCTTCTTCTTTAAACCACGTAGCTGTCATAGGATTTTGTATATACGCTATAATATCATCAATGTTTTTCTGAGATAGCATATAATATACCGCTGGATCTACTTTTCCAGGCGATACTGTCATACATTTTATATAATCTATGATCTCCTCTTGGTTTAATTTATTGGATGATTGCATGAATGGTTTATGCCATTTTGATTCCCATTTTGATATAGAGATTAATGAATGTTCTAACTGTAATGTTACTTCTGGAATAGTAATAAATTCATTCGTTTTTTCATTAAAACCTTCTACGGATGCAACGTGTATCTCTAACATTATGTTTCAGACGGAGTCTTTTCTGCCGTCAAATTTTCTACTTTAGCCTTCTTTTCCTTAATTGCAGATTCTACCTGTGTTCTAAGATTAGGAGGAAGGATTTGGGTGATGAAACTGGCTGCCACATCTTCATTGGTAGCAAGTTCCATATAAAAGGCACTATATGCTGGCGTCTGCATGAATTCTTCTGTAAGTTCGGGCTTCTTAATAAATCTTCTACCATCAGAAGACTTTTCGCCATAAGCGGTTGTAATCAATGTCTTAAGGATACCCATCATAGCAGCTCCATCTCTATCTTTTACAACCTTATCCATCTTAGCAAGAAAACCACCAGGAGTACTCATTTCTAACTCAGTAAACTCAAGTTCATCCATCTTAAAATAGAAATCTTCAGTTCTCTCAGTGCCATTATAGTCTGTATATGTAATTGTCTTCTTATACATTTTGTTATGTCTCCTTTAAAATAAAATATAAAGGGGCCAGCCGAACTGAATACCCCAAAATTTTAATTAGCCTTCGCTCATAAGGTCGATGATCTCATCAGGAAGAGGCAGTCTAGAAGCTGCTCCAGTTGCTGTCTTTGAGTAATAGGTATCGGAAGCCCATGTGGGTGCCTCAGAACCCTCAGGAACGGGTGTATATGTATTACCGCTCTTTGTATAATAATCTGTATAGTTGGTTTCCCAATCAGCAGGCTGAGAAGCTGTCTTCGTATAAGTATCATCAGTACCCTCAAGAATAGCGAGGAGCTGATTATACTTTGTCTTATCAGTCTTTGTAGAATCGATAATTACATTAGCTGTAGGCCTAAATCCTTCAACTGTAATAGGAGTTGTTGTAACTTCCCATGAGAAATTAATAGCCTCAGGGGAATCGTTAACTGTAGAATAACCCTTCTGAGTTGTTGATGCACGACAACCATAAATAAGATGGATCTTCTCGCCATAAGAATCGCCATCCTGATCATTACCGATTCTTGTTCTATAAGCAAAACCAAAAGACTTTCTTTCCTGCTGACCAATGCTTACACCAGTAGCAATGTCTGCAGAACCATCACATACACCGAACTCATCAGGATATGTATAAGCCTCGATTGTGCAACCGAATTCCTCAGCGGAATACAGATTGAGGTACTTGATGTTATCAGCATAAATAGCTGAAGCCTCAGCACCTGAAGGTGACTCCGTAACTGCGGTCAAGCCATTCCAAGCAATACCCTCACCATATTCGCCGGCGTTCTGAACAAATAATATACCATGATCTACACCAGTCTCGTAAGTTCTCTCTCCGGACTGATCCCAAAGTAACTTTGCCATTTTATTGTTTCTCCTTCTGTATTAATATTATTACATCGTGATAAAAACTATTCTTTACATATTGCGAAGTAAATCTTGTCATTGGTAATTCTAAGATTTTCTTTATAGCCGGATGATCCGGCTTTTTAGAAAGAACAGTTATTTTATAAGTTGTATAGTCTATATATTTAAGATTATCAGCTTTAGTATCATTAATACTTGTTCGATTATAAACTATACATGGAAATTCCATCTTTTGTGACTCTGGGGGATTATAATAAACGTGATTAGTACCCAAAATATCAATCAGAGTCTGATGAAGAGTCAGTCGGGTCTTCGCCATTATATATTCCTCCTAGAGATAATATAAGCCTAGGGTACTGGGTAGCATCCACATTGGTTACTACCCATTTAGCACCCATATATTCGGCATATACAATGTTATGAAAATGTTCATAGGCGTAAGGATTAGCGACAATGCTTATAGAGTTTGAACATTCTGGCGTTTTTATAGTCGTCACGTGTTCACTAAAAGCACTATGAACATAATTTTTAATTACATCTCCATAATAAGGATAATCAATTATTTCATCAACCCAAACGCCAGGCTCCGTTTCAACGGTTTCTCTATAACCTACATTGCCGTAATACTTACCCATTTTGATTTTCTCCTATCATCCCTCAGAAGTTGCAGGTGCGAACTCGAGAATGATAGCAGAGAACGGCTTTGTAAGCATACCAGAAAGTCTTGTCTCCAAAAGGTATGTATACTTATTGTAGTCGATATCGAAATCGTCGAACATTGTTGTCTCGCCACCCTTATCAAGACCAATCGTATAGTCAGAAAGGTTAACGACAATACCAGCAAGTGTAAATGTCTTCTCTGTCTCTTCGCCCTCATCCTCAACTCTTGTGATGTTATCGAATGCAGGAACCTCAACGAACTTACTTACTCTCATAGCTGTAGCAAGCTGAGCCTCAGACTCATAAATTCTTCTACCCATAGAATCCTTGATAAGGAGCATTTCAGCAAGCTGAGAAGGACCAATAAACATTGTAGGTGAACCAGAACCCTTATAATACTTACGAGATCTTACGCACTCATCGACAAGCATTTCAGCCTTATCAGCAACCTTATCAGTTGAAGAATACTCAATTGTCTTACGGAATGCAAATGTTGCGGAAGAAATATTATGTCCACCGATCTGAGAATCATAACCGATAAGAGGAGATACATCCTTATAAATAGGAATAACCTTCTCTTCCTTGATCTTATGAGGATCAGAGTTTGCTCTACCATCACCAATGAGGATAGCTCTAGCAATTTCTTCCTTAAGCTTGATCTGCATCTCACGTTTTACCCAAGCAACGACATCGATGTCTGTAATATCGAGAATGTCATCTCTATCAAACTTCTGGAGCTTATAGATTGTCTGAGGTGTTACCTCTCTCTTGAGCAATCCGAACTGCTCCTCATTCTTCTTTGTGCCCTTAACATACCCAAGAGCTCTAGCCTCTTCGATTGTGATATCGGCCGCCATTGTCTTGAGTCTTGAGAACGGGCTCTTATGAACACTGTTCATTACGGCAGAAACCCAAGCCTGATCATCATTAATGATCTGGGGCTCTCTGTCGAGAAGATGCGCCTCAGGAAAAAGGTAATCAAGATTCGTAATGCCATGAGAAATAAAGGCATCCTTAAGGCTGCTTACTCCTGTTTCTGCTGCTTCCATAATGATAGCATTAAGATCATCGTGTGAAAGTTCGTTTGTCTCATCTGTTGTCTTGTCAAATACATTCTGCTTCATGTCTTCATCTCCTAAATCATCGTGTTCTGCGCTCTGATCTTCAAGAGCTGCACCAATCATATAATACATAACGTTAAGCTGCTCTTCTGACATAGAATCAATAACGTCCTGTATTGTCTTTCCATCTTCCGTAGCCTTATTTTCTGCCACTTCCGTGTCCTCCTTATCATTATCTTTATGTTCTAATTCAGCATCTTTTTCTTCAGAATCTAACTTATTGTTATCATCCTCAACATCACCATGCTCAATGTCTGAATCCGAATAAATAATTGCTTCGTCATCAATTATGTCTTCACTTCCATCAGAATGCTGAATGGTAACGTTATCAATATATGCTCCAGGATTAGCTCCTGCTAAAACAAGACTTACCTCTCTAATTGATCCATGAAGAACATCTCCGCCCTTCTGAACCAAACGATTAGCAAATATTGATAACTTAGATACATCGCCATTAGCGATCATTTCACGCATGTCTTCACCACGTTGAGTGTGATTCAAATAACCATAACAATATACGCCATCCTGACGATTCTCAAGAACCGCATGACCAAGTACATTATCAGGATTATCATGAACATGCTGCCAAACAAGCGGAACTGTCTGGCCATCATTGTCCTTAAATGCATCTTTACGAATCGTACGACCGTCTCCGCATTTAAGATCATTTCTAGTGGCATAACCACTAAAATCCCACTTTGCCATGTTTACCTCCTACTTTTTCTATTTCTTCTTACATAGTCCTGTAAAGCATTAAGATATTCCTGACCAACTTTCTTCGGCTTAGTTGTCGAAGAGGAAGAAGATGACGATTTTGATTTGGTCTTCTTTTCCTCCTGGAATGCAGGATTATCTCGTATCTTATCCATTTCATCGACCATTATCTGACCGTATTTCTCCTCTAATTCGGCAGCTATCTTCTGATAATTTTCATTTATAGCTTTCTTATCAGATGTTGACTTTTCTTTTGCTTTAGTAACGTCTTCAGTCGCCTTTGTAGATAATTGTTCTGCCGTAGATTTATAATTAGTTTGTGCCTGGGCATATTCCTCAGCAAATTGTTCAGATAAAGCATCTCTATTTTTAGCGTTCGCTTCTCTAAGTTGTTCTATCTGATTTTCAAATCCACGTCTGGCTGCTGCGCTTGGGGCTTTTTCCATTTGCTCTCTAAGTTTAGCCACTTGATTTGATATACGATCTGATGAGTTGGATATTACTGTTTGTAATTTTGCCTTCGCAGTTTCTATATTAGAAGCTGTAGCATTTCTAGCTGCTTCTAAAGCACTTGTAAGATTATTGGATATACTTTCAAGAGTAGTTTTCAAATCAGTGTCTACTTGTTCGATCTTGCGATTCGCCTCGTCCGTATATCTCGATAATTCTGCCGCATGTTGATCATCGACTTGTTTTCGCATGTATTCTGCAGCAGCGGCACCTTCTTCATTTAAACCTTTATTTGATCTACGCCCCTTAAGCTTCTTTGTTTTTTCGTAATATTCATGAGCTTTTTCGGGGTCATAGTATTTAGAAGCGTATCCTCCAGGAGGTTCATTAGCGCCTGTGTGTGATAATGAACTATGATACATATTTGCCATATCATTCAATTGAGCGTCTATGTTTTCCATCTGCCCATACTGACTATTAGCAAAACTCTCATAATCCATAGGGTACTCTTCATATCCTATTCCTCCATCCGCTGTATTAATATTTCTATTAACAAGCTGATCTGCTCTGGGGTCGTCTGCCGGTTTAAAACCAAGACTTCCTCTGAGTTCGTTAGGGGTCAGGATTTCATTTCTAGACAAGCTATTAGAAATATCCGCAAGTTCAGTAATAGGAACAAGCTTCAGAGGATCTCTAAAGAATGTTATTCTCTGATTTTGCGTTCTAGCGGTCTGTGTTAAGAACTTTCGCTGGCATTCTTCGGTTATAGCGGATACTATAGGTTCTATTGTTCTATTATAATAGTTCAACATCTCCTTATCATCTGCCGTTCCATTAAATACCGCTTCAGTAAGACCTAACTGGCTGTATAACTGTTTAGTTAAATATTCGATCTGGGTCAACAAATTGTTTTCTATGGGATGGCCAAGTTGGACGACTTTTTCTGTTCCATCTGTGTATGCAATACCATATTTAGTATTCGTTAACTGATCTTCTATTTCCTTACGACGTGTTTCAGCCTGTTTCTTTCTAGCTTCTGATTTAATAATATAAGGCAACTGAATAATTAAATCCAATTTGCCAGAACTTGATTGCTCATCAACTCTATCCAACAATGACATTTTATGTACTAATCGTTTAAGAGTTGAATTAGGCGCATTCATCACAGGATATAAAGGATTCTCTATAATAGCAACCATTCTTTTGGGCATTTTGATTTTTTCTCTTTGACCTGTTTTTTCATTATAGACTTCTACTTCTATATTCTTTGGATACCATTGTGTAATCTTTCCTGTTCTAATAGCATCTATTTCGAATGCGCCTGGCGTTTTTGGTACTGTATTTGTGTCTGTTGGTACCAATGCGACGCATCCTTCATCAAACATAGACCATACTACATCTCTTATAAATTCTCTAGATGTTTGATCAATATTAGCCTCGTTTGAAAATATGTTATTTAATGATGAATTCTTTATTTTTTCAACAAAATTTTCATTCTCATCAACTTTAACATGCTCAATATCTATAGCTGAAACGTCGATCGCTATTCTAGTATATATTGAAGATATTATAGTATTATCTACTCCTGGTAGCAACCTATGCCTATCTGGCCTAGTAAATGAACTAGGTTCCGTATATGACGGCACTGTAGGATCTTTATTTTGGAACGCATTCCATGCATGTGATAATCGATCTAGGAAATTCATTCAAAAGCCTCCCTATTATATTTATATGCAACGTATGCATCCATCATGGCTGCTACATTATCAATTTTTGCTTCGTGTCTTTTCTTTAAAAGTTTTCTATTACCATTAGTATCTTCTAGGGTAATACAATTACCCATAGCAAAGCTCATTAATTGCTCGTCGAATCGAAGCATTCCTTCTCCGGACAATATCTTTAATTCTCCTAATGGTAATGACTCTGTTTTAGCGCCTTGTATTACTTTTTCAATTCCGAAAGGACCATTTTCAGCAGTCCAGCGCTCAACAAACTCCTTGGCATTATATGGGTCATATCCAAACGACCTAACATCATACTCCATTTCTTGAATATGAGCATCAAGATCATCATATACTTCCATCATATCAAGAACTGTTCCATCTAAAACAATCAATGTTCCTTCTTTAATAAATTCTTCATACTTAGCCCTCGTTGCTGATGGCAATTTAGAGAAAGTTAACGATGTTATATAACTTCTAGTTTTTATACCAAAAGAACAATCTTCAAGAGGAAACATAAATGTAAATGCACAGAAGTCGTCACCCTGAGAAAGATCTGCGCCTAAAGAACAAGGCATTTGCCAATAATTCTTTTTATTATGAGGGATTGTTTCTTCATAAGTAAAGAAATATGTGTAACCCTCCATAGGAATGCCAAATCTTTTTGCAAGAATATCATTTCTATTAGCTGGTGCTGCTTCTGCTCTATCTACATCAAGCTGATATGTTTCGTATGATACTGTTTGACCAATGTTTGGATTGGCTTTTATCCAAGTGCTTGGATCTGATACTTCTTTAGGGTCATCTAATTTATACCACCATATAGAAGTATGTGGATTATAATAATCGCCCTTAAGAATAGACATTAACTCCATCTTAATAGTATCACCAGGTCCATTTCTAACTGTACCTTCTGACGATACCGCAACTATAATATAATCTTTATTCTTAGAAGCTCCTTGTTCGATGGCTCCAATAACATCCTCACGAATATCACCAGAAAGCCATTCATCAACTGTGTTAATTCTACTATTAAGACCTTGTAATTTATCAATAGACATTGGTCTGATTTCCAACAAAGAAGATGTTAAGAAGTTCTCAATACCCTTCTTTGTAGGAGATAGCTTTTGCCTATTCGATTTAGATCCTGTGGTGTTCTGGATAGAACCTTCAGTAAGAAATTTAAACCAAGGGCCTCTAGCTCTAGCAATGGCTGTTCTAATCGGCGAAAGGACCTCTTCGGCTTGCTTCATTGTCGGGGCGGTAGTAATTTGATGTGTTGTGGTCTTATCTACTGTCAAGAAATACGCCTGTAAGCACGCTAAATACATAGATTTAGCGGCACCTCTTGCAACTATCAAATACTGTTTTGTAACTAATCTCTTTTTAATTAATTTAGCTACATATCTACCGGTTTGCGGATCTGGTATTTTTCTCTCTATAAAATAATACCATCCAAAAAGCTGCTCGGCCCAAAGTTTAAAAGAATCTAAGAGTTCTAGATCAGCTCCATCAGTTAATGTTAACTCATGTTCACAAAAATCTACAAAACCTTTAATAGCTTCATCGTCATAATAATATCTAGGATCTGCTATCATATCATCGATACGATTCATTTCCATTTCAACTTCATGACAAACTGGGATTTCGCCCCTTAAAACTTTATCTCGAAATTGACCATAATATATAGGCACCGCAGTATTTGACAGTGGCATTTATGGCTCCTTATTTATTTTCATACCAAAGATCTGGCTCGGCATCGAATATTTCATCCATACGATTTATTATTCTATCTATTTCACTATCAGACAGTTTTTTAGTTACCAAATCAGCAAATAATCTACTATATTCTGCTCCTTGGCTTGCCCTTTCGCTTTGTTTCCAATCACGAACAGCCTTTTCATATTTATCATCCAACCATTCTTGTCTTGCAGATTTTTTTGGTTCTCCGAATGATTCTTTAGTTTTTTTATAAGCTCTATTCCAAGCATCTTCTAAAGTAGCTTTTTCTATCGCTTCTTTTTCTTTCTTTCTAACTTTATCAGAAAGAGTTTCTTCAGGCCTCTTGGAAAAAGCATTATAGGCTTTATTACCCTTTTTACCGCCGAGACCCATTTTACGTGTAAGGGTTATACCAGCAGTTTCTGCAGCAGAACCTAAAGCTTTCTTTGCATTATCACCAGCTTCTGCTTTAAATTTACCTTCCTTAGCACTATTATAAGAATTGGCTGCAAAACTTGTAGTGAATGCTAATCCACTATTAATAAGTGTCTCTCCAGCTAAACCTTTAAATTTATTAATAGGATCATTCTTATGAAGTTCATACTGAGCCTGCTTATAGTTCTTTTCGGCATATAAACGTTCAGTGGTCTTCTTAAGATCTTCAGTTGACATTTGGTAAATTTGTTTCTTTTTACCATTACCAAAATATAAAGCCTGACCGGCCTCATTTAGTGTTCCGTCTTCTCTAAGATACTTCTTAAGTTTATTATACTGAAGTGGATGAGACTTTTTAAATTCTGCAATTTGCTTTTTCTGTTCAGCTTTTTGCTTTTCTAATTCCTTAGCGCGCTGCTCAGCTCTAAGAACATACTCTTTAGATCTCTTATCTCTATTAGCATTCTTTAGCTTTAAACGACGTTCGTTTTCTTTCTGCCGTCTTCTTTCATCTTTTACTTTTTCTTGATAGAGTTGCTTTTGCATTTTTCGTTCTGCTCGAGCATTTTCTTTTACTAAAGCTCTTTGTGCTTTTGCTTGTTCTCGCATAACTTTTATCTGAGCTCTCGTATCGGACGTTACGGAGGAACGCGATTCGCCATAACCATAGTGTCTTCTGCCTTCCGAGGTAAGGCTGCCATCTTCATACTGATAGCGTCTAAAGCCCCATCTCTGGCCTCTAACACCATGATGAGCTAAATAATTACTCATTTTGATTTCCTCCTATTATAAGTTTTCTAATTCTTTTAAATATTTATCCACCTTCTGTAGAGTTACCTCCGAAGGCTCAGATAATTTTTGAGTTACATAATCAGATCCTAACGTCATAGCTTTGTAAGATTCTTTATACATTTCTCTATAACGTTTTTTCATCTCTCTTCTAAAACTCCAATTGTCTTTAAAATTACCGAGATCAACAGTCCTTTTAGTTTGTCTATACATAACGTCTGCTTGATTTTTATAGTATTTTTTAATGTTATTCTTTTTTAAAATACTATCTCTAAAAGGATTTTTATATTGTTTGTTAATTTGTCTAATATGATCCGAATATGGAACTTCTTGTTTTTTTCTAAAGCCCCAACGTTGACCTTTAACGCCATAATGGGCTAAATAGTTATTTTTCATTGAGGCCTCCTAATATAGCTAATGAACATTAAAGTCCTGTCAGGAATATGCGCGACGAAAGGAGCCATAACATGAAAAGAAAATCACGCACGTTAAACCTTTAAAACCTAACAGGACATTAATGCCCATTAACTACCATAATTTTGTATCATTTGGAGATCTGTCTCCATTTAATTTAATTACATTTCTATGAGACTCAATTCCATAATGAATATACTGATGAGTATTAAACGATACAGATACCAAATTATTCATATCCAATACTTTAGGGTTATTCTCTAAAATATCATCAATTGTTATGGGATTGATATGGTGTATAATAATTTTTGATCTATTTGGTATAGGGTAATCTATTATACCCATATCGCATCCATTATCTCGAACTATAATATCTCGACGAATCTTTTTCCATTCTGGAGAATTATATAACATTTGATTTAAATGCCTGTGACCTCCGAATGTCGCTTCGCCAATTTTATTATCTCCAAGATATAAATAATCCAATCTTTCCTCCCAAGTTGGAAATTCAATGAGTTCCAAATATGATTTATTCTTCATCGTACTCGTCCTCATAATGCCCAGAATATCTCGTAATAGCTGCGATTGCTTCTGCATAAAGAGCCTCTTGTCTTTTCTGAGATTCCAATGCTTCTGTCTTCGCTCGTAGCAACTCATTTTCTTTTTCCAACTTTTCTTTTTCTAGGCGCTCTTTTGTAGAACCTAGCTTAAGATAATGGATTATAAGCTGATTACTAGCCGTCCCATCTCTTAATTTTTCCTCTGCAAGACTATCAGCTAATGCGATTAACTGGTTTTCTCTTGCTTCTGGATCTAATGCAGGGAGCGGTCTAGGTTTATCACTTTTCTTGCTCATCCTGCGTCTCCTTTTAAATTACCTACTTATTTTAACAAACGAGCTACAATCTCTCTACCATGTCTAACATTCTGTGATCTTTGAAATTCAGTATTAACACGAATGTTTGTTCTTGGCGCAGAGCTTGTAGATTCTCTTTTTTGCGGTTTTCTAGAATTACCCCAAGGTCTTAATTCCGGATTTCTATCTGGATGTGTTTCCGAAGCAGATCTTAAAGGTGTTCTAGAATTTGATCCCCTTGATTGAAGTCTATTACGTCTGTCAATTCCAGCACCAAATCCAGCAGTTCTAGAAGACACTCTTTCTGGAGCATTTCTTAATCGAGGATTTCTATCTGGATGTGTTTCCGGAGCAGATCTTAAAGGTGTTCTAGAATTTAATGATCTATTTCCTTTTTTATTTTTATCATCATATACGGTTCTTGAAGGTGCATTTTGTGTTGGCGCTTGTCTCATTGGCGGATTATTTGTATGTGCCGAGACTCTAGAAGCTGGAGTATGATTAGGATTATTAATTAAATTACCATTTTCATCGTATTCCCAATTACGATGTTTTCTTTTTCTAGGATCCCAGCTCATACCTTTAACACCATAATGTGCTAAATATAATTCATTCATATTAAACCTCCGAACTTGCTACATTTAATCTCCACTCGAATTCGTTAATCTGCGATTGTATGGATTGCGCATGAGCCGAATTTTGCGGCGGATCAAACATAAGCCTTACTTTTAAATAAATATAACTCTTCACAGATTCAAATAACAATTCATCATTTGTAAATTCAGACCAAATATTATCAGAACCTGTAATTTTGTATCCATCTTCCGGTCCTACACCTAATTGATTAAGAATCATAAAGACAGAATTTATGTGAATTATTAAATCTTGGTCAAAGACGTGATAAGTAGGGTCTATACCAAGAAGCTTTTTAATATCATTTAATATACTTTCAGTCATATAGACCTCTCCTTTCTCTAGTTATAGTATAGTTCCGATCACTTTCTACCCAGAATGACCCCACAAAATCTCCCCCCGGAGAATTTTTTAAG